TCGTCCGGCTACGATGCCAAGATTGGTTCGTCCGGCAACAATGCCCAGATCGGTTCGTCCGGCAACAATGCCAAGATTGACAGCACTGGCGAAGACTGTGTCATCATGTGCGCAGGTATTAACTCTGTAGCAAAAGCCTCAAAAGGATCATGGATAACATTATCCGAATGGTCTTATTCTGATAAAAAGCAAAGATATATCCCCGTTTGCGTAAAAACGGAATTTGTTGATGGGAAGAAGATAAAGGCGGATACATATTACAAATTAGAAGGAGGAGTATTCAAAGAAATACAATAGCACCAAAGCCTTTCTTATCGGTGGAGCGCATGAGAGACATCTACATCAAAGACCCCGACGGAGATTACGAGTACGACGGGGAGGAAGACAACGAGGAATATGAGGAGAGCATGGAGGAACTTAGGTTCCTGTTTGATTCTTATAATTGGTAAACCTGCCCTTACGAGGTGCAACCCCAACCCAGACCGGCAACCGATATCCTAGACGAGTGGTAGGCCATGACGATATCATTGGCCCGGTGGAAAGGGACACGGTAGTGAGGGAAGGGCGGCCGATGGTCTTAGTCCGGGTTCGACTCCCGGAGGCTGACGAAACATTTTAAAAATAAATATTATGCCTATTTTAAAGAAAACAGACGTTAGGCCGCTTAGACCTATTATCATGGTCATTTACGGCACGCCGGGAACAGGAAAGACATCTCTTTCCAACACGAGCGAGAACCCATTATTGATCGATTGCGACCGGGGATTTGACCGGGCGGCGAATCAAGTTGACACGCTTACGGCGCAAACATGGGAGGATATTCTCTCCGAGGAAGGCTCGATGAAAGGATATAAAACCATTATAGTGGACACGGCGAAATCAATGCTGGATGATTTCTTGGCCGTATACGGGGTTAAGCAAGATTACAAGCTGAGCAAGAACAAGCTTAAATTGTTCGGTTACATAGCGGACGAGTTCAAGAACTTCGTCAACAGGAGACGATCCGATTGCTCGGATATCATCTTCGTATGCCATGACAAGGAGACCCAAGAGGGAGACTTGATAAAGCATTCCCCGGACTGCACGGGACAATCCAAGGACCTGTTGATCCGTATAGCGGATCAAGTGGGGTTTATCACCATGATAAACGGGAAGAGAACCATATGTTTCGATCCTACGGATACCACCGTAGGGAAGAACGTGGCGCAAATACCGCCAACCGTGATACCCGAATGCAACTCAGCGGAGTTTCCCTCCTTCATGGCCGGTATAGTGTCAAAGGTTAAAAAGGCCATACAAAGCAAGACCGAGGAACAAAGGATCGCCATGGAAGCGTTGGATCGAGCGAATATAGCGCTGGAAGCCGTGGAGACGGAAGAAGAGGCGAACCGTATGATAGAGATAAAACAATCTCTAAACGAGGTATTCGAGAGACCTTTTAAGGAGAAGATGATAAAAGTCCTAGGAGAGAAAGGATTCGTATTTAACAAGGAAACGGGTAAATTCGTCAAGGATGAAAAGGTTGCTTAGGGTAACCCAACTGGAGAAATTCAGGCGTTACATAACGGAACATTCCGAATATGATGACGAGCGATCGGTCATAGACAATCTCACCGGGCAATTCACGGGAAACCAGTATACGAGAGTGGGGACGGCCTTCCATAAGATAGTGGAAGGCGATACCCTAGGATGCAAAAAGATCCCGGGGACGGAGACAGAGATCCCGGGGAGGGAGTTCGATATAGACGGCTACCCCGTGAAGCTGGACTTGAAACAATGCAAGACAGCTCTGGAATACAAGGACCGCTTCCCCAATGCCTTCCACGAGATAAGGGAATACATGGACATGGGGGAAATAATCATAACGGGTTGTGCCGATATCATAAACGGACTTGAGATAAGGGATATAAAGACGAAATACTCCCCTATAAAGGACTCCGATTATACGGATAGTTGCCAGTGGAGATTCTATATGGAGCTATTCGGCGTGGGAGACTTCTTTTTCGACTTGTTCCAGTTCGTCGGATACGACAAGGACAAACATGGTTATGATGTCCGTGGACTGGAGCTTAAGCCTTACGCCCCAGCTATCGGATGTCATTGGTATAACACTATGGAGCAAGACAATCGTATATTGCTTAAGGAGTTCGTCCAATGGTCCAAGTTCAGGGGGCTATTCGATAATTTACCAATCTACAAATCATAAAAGAGCATGAGCAAGAGCATAAACCAATGCCTATTGATAGGCAACGTAGGTAAGGATCCGGAAATAAGGACTTTCGATAATGGGGTCAAGGCGGCGACATTCTCCTTGGCCACCTCCACCGGAGGATACAAGAGGCAGGACGGCACGGATGTTCCGGAGAAGACGCAATGGCATAACGTCGTGGCATGGCGTGGACTGGCCGATATAGCTGAGAAATACATCCACAAGGGAGACAAGGTGACAATCCTAGGGACGATCAATTACAGGGAGTACGAGAAAGACGGTATAAAACGGTATGTTACCGATATATTGGCATACGATATCATGTTATGCGGAAAGAGCGACAGTGCCGGTTCCAGACCTCAAGTGACCGCCAACGACGTTCCATCCCAATCTGATTTCCCGCCTATGGCTCAACCCATAGACGATTTACCTTTTTAGCTTATGATCATAAATCCAACAAGCGAGTTCGACCGGGAGCGAGCCGACATGTACTATAAGAAATTAATGTCCGGTACCGATCCTTTCGAGATCACGAAGAAAGCAAGGCGAAGGACCTTGAACCAAAACGCCCTTTTCCATCTATGGTGTCAAGTGATATCGGATCATATCGGCTATGCCTCCTTAGAAGATTGTAAACGGGATGTCAAGAGGACTTTGCTAGGGATGAGAGAAGATACGAACAGGATAACCGGGGAGAGACAAAAGGTAGATTACCAGACTTCCGCCATGACAACCTCCGAGCTGTCCTCACTCATGGATAAGATGAAAGTCTGGGCGCAAACCGATCTGGGTTGCTATCTTCCCTATTTCGGCGATCCCGGCTACGAGGAAATGTATCAACAGTACTACAGGAGATGAGAAAAAGCAACAGGCCTCCAAATTATTTAATAGACAAGATCGTGAGGCATACCAACATTATTATTACCACTCCTTATGGCAGCGTCAGATACATGGATGCGGCCAGACTCCTTAAAAAGGAAGTCAAGAAGCTGGAAACCTATAAGAGATACGATAATGAGAGATCTTAAATACTGCCTCAATGAGGATTGCTCTAAAAGACACTGCCTTTGCCATCAATGGCAGAAGCATTGGAAATACCCGTCTAAAATAGAAGGGGAAACTGTAAGGCCGGAGTCGGTCTTATTTAATGGGAACACCCCTTGCAAGGGGTATATCCCACAATACGAAAGAAAGAAGTACAACGTAAACTATTAACAATATGCACAATACATGATATAAATATGGATGAAATTTGGAAAGATATAGTTGGATACGAAGGGTTATATCAAGTTTCTAATATGGGTAGAGTTAGGTCTAAGGAAAGGATATTTGAAAGTAAAGGGACTGGAAGATATAAAAGAAATGCCCAAATTCTATCGCTTGGCAAGCATAGTAAAGGATATCTAACAGTGACACTATTTAAGAATGGGAAATATAAACGTTTTCTTATTCACAGATTAGTAGCTAAATCGTTCCTACCCCGTGATATTTTCAAAAATCAAGTAAATCATATTGATGGAAATAAGACCAATAACAATCTATCAAATATAGAATGGTGTGACTCTTCTGAAAACCAGATACACAGAAGAGATATTTTAAAAAAGAAATTTGCGCCGGGTAAACCTGTTATTCAAATTGATAATAAAGGAAATAATATAAGAGAATTTGAATCAATATCACAAGCGGCCAAATCAACAGGGATAAAAAGTCAAAACATATCTTGCGTATGTCAAGGTAAAAATAGACAAGCTGGAGGTTTTAGGTGGGAATTTATAAAAAATAAATAATTATGGCAAGAACATATTTTTCATGTAAAGTGTCATTTGAAAAATTATTAGAAAATGGCAATCAAAAACGGGTAACAGAAGAATATTTAGTTGATAGCTTAAGTTTTACGGAAGCGGAAGCAAAAATCACCGAGGAGATCCGCCCCTTCATCACGGGTGAGTTCACGGTAACAGACATTAAACGAGCTCGTTTATCCGAATTATTCTTCAACGAGAATGGTGACCGGTTCTATAAGATCAAGGTTTATTTTATAACGTTGGACGAGAAGAGCGGAGCGGAAAAGAAAACCGCCGCACAAATGCTTGCCCAAGCCTCTAGTCTAAAAGAGGCCATAACCGTGCTAGAAGAAGGCATGAAGGGGACAATGGCGGATTACACCATAGCCTCTGTCACGGAGACAATGATCATGGACGTATTCCCGTTCAACGCGGATGTCAATAAGAGAGTTGTAGATATCGATAAAAAAGAGATAGAGAAATCATTGTCCGACACCTCTAAATCAATAGAGGATAAGATGAGAGAGTGCAAGGATATCATAACCCGTGATCCCAAGGAAGGGGACGGAGATCTCATTACGAGAACGCAATCCTTCATCAGGCAAAAGGCCGGGCATGACAAGAGCAAGTTCAAGGAGGCCGCAATAGAGATCGCCTTGCTCCAGAAATCACCAGCTTCCCAAGTATGGTTCATGGGATGTGGACAACTCTTAATTGAAGAGCTAGAGGTTTGATATTGATATTAGTGTGTTTTTCATGGTATTAGATTTAGTTTAGTAATGATTATCCCCGCCGCCCGTGAGGATATGCGGGGATTTCGGGCGGTAAGTATTCCGGGATGAAACGTTACGGAGTGCGCATGACGTAAAGAGGCCGGTTCGATCCCGGCACCGTCCACGAATAACAAACATATAATCATGGGAACAATACAAGATTTAGATCACTTGACAATGGCCATATACCTTATCACCGCAATACTCGGACTTATAGCAGTGATCTTGGCAGGATTCTTATTAATAAACGAAAAAAGAAAACATCCATGGGAAAAGTAAAGAACATAACCTCTTTAAAGAACAGACTAGACCGTATATTCTCCGTATTTATAAGAATAAGGGATGCTGACAACAACGGTTATTGCCGTTGCATAAGCTGTGGGAAGATCGTGCATTGGAAAGAGGCAGATTGCGGACATTTCGTCAACCGGTCACATATGGGTACCAGATACAGCGAGAGAAACTGCAACGCTCAATGCAGGTCTTGCAACCGTTTCGACGAGGGCAACAACATCGGTTATGCCAAGGGCTTGATAAATAAGTATGGCATAAAAGTAATTAACGAGCTTGAGGTGAAAAAGCACTCTATCTCTAAACTCTCGGCATTCGATTACCAATTGATGATCGAAGATTACAAGAAACGAATAAAGGATTTGAGGGATCAGAAAGGCATAAAGGATTGAAATGGCTAAGAAGAAAGACGAGCAAGAAAAGGTGAAATGTGGCGATTGCGCCAACGGACATCCTCACAAGGGGCTATGCGTTTGGTGCATCATACATGATGCTGGACGGGTAGCTAACTCCACGAGATTTTGTAACACTTTTAAAAATAGAAAATAATATGGAACAAGAGAAATTTGATTTATGGTGCGTGGTCGAGTTATTCGGCCATTCAAGGATAGCGGGAAGATGTACGGAACAGAATGTGGCCGGTACCAATATGCTTCGGGTAGACGTTCCGGATACAAGTAACCAGCCCGGTTTCACCCGCTTTCTCTCATCGGGGGCCATATACGCTATAAATCCTGTCTCCGAGGGAGTTGCAAGGCAAATAGCGGAGAACCTGCAAATACAACCTGTAAACATATGGGACGTAAGACACCTTGTAGACCAAAAACTAAAGTCCCTGCAGGACGGCGAGTCTCCGGATTTTGATTTTTAATATATGGATAAGGGTTTCATAATGCTCTCTCGTAAGTTTTTCTCTAATGAAATATGGGAAGCAACCCGAGCGTATCAGATGCGCCGATTGCGTGCACGGCAAGCCTCACAAGGGTCTGGCCGTATGGTGCGAAATATTGAATACCGGAAGGGTAGCGAACTCTTTCCGGTATTGTGACAACTATAAACGATAACTTATATGAGAACGATCAAAGCGAACACGAAGGCAAACGGGGATATACTCCCGGAGCCTAAATTCAAGAGGATACCCGTAAGAGTTGACAAGAACACGATCATCCTCGTAAGGGAGGGATTGAACGTGGAAGAGCATCTAAAAAGATTCAAGGACAAGGACAACACGCCACCGGGATATATCCCGTGGTTCTAAAAAAACTTCAATATGAAAACATATCAATTTGAGGAGATTTCATTTTGGCTATCGTTTATGGCCTTCATGGTAAGCCGTATGTCCGGTATGCCGAAATTTTTACAAACCGCATTGCTTATAATAGTAATACTAAATTTTTTGTCTGCCATTTATTACGCATATAGAAGCGTAAATAAGAAAGATAAATATTAGTTTTTTGTTTGGCATTTTGAATTTGAGTTGTATCTTTGCGATGTTTTCCCGCCAAGAAAACATTTACATATTAGTATCTAAGGTGGATTTTTTATATCCATCCGATTGCTTATATCTGCAAAGATAAAGAGCTGTTCGTATTCCTTTGTAGGCTACCTCAGATACTGATGTAGTGTTTCTTGGCGGAAAAATAAGGAAGCGAACAGCTTTCTTTTTGTACATAACTCAAATTTCAACTACAATGCCAAGAAACTTGAAATTAGAGGAGAAGCGAAGTATAGTAACTTCTACATCTACGTCTAACAGTGCGAGAACTGTATCCTACCAAAAGTTTGAAACCGAGAAGAACGCCAAGAACAAGGCGTATTTCTTCATCCTCTCCAATGGACTTTACGATGCGTTTCGTGAGTTCTGTAACAACTATCATTCAAGTGATCCACACGAGGATTGCTTGGAAATTCTTTTGTCTAAAATCTAAAGAATAAAGCATATTAAGATTTTAAAAGCCCCGGTTCAGACCGGGGAGTATATCGTACACTTTAAATTTAAGTAATCATGGATATAAAGAAAATGTCAAACAAGGATCTCAAATATGGCATAGACCGATGCAACGCAAGGTTGGCCGGAATAATGCCAATGGGATACATGGACAAGGAACGATGCCTTCAGGCGTTGGAGCAATATAGGGAGGAATTATATAATAGAGGAATAATATATTGACATGGACACATCTAAAAAAACATTTCTTTTTAATGCTGATTGGTACGAGGTGTTAGTGGATTATCCTTCGGAGATCAGACTTGAAGTGTACGAGGCGGTTATTAGGTATGCCGTATCGGGGACACTATCGGAGCTGAGACCGCAGGCTAAAATGGCATTCTCCTTCATTAAAAGAGAAATCGATTTCAATCAAAAAAAATATGATGAGAGAGTATCCAACAATAGGGAATCCGGTAAAAAAGGAGGTAATCCAAATTTCAAGAAAGGCAAGTCAAACCCCTATTACTCAAAGGGTAAAGAAGATAACCCAACATTACCGAAGATTACCGAAGATAACCCAACATTACCGAAGATAACC